CAGCGAGAGACTACAAGGACACAGCGAAGAATTGGGAGGATCTTGCGAAGTACGAACACAAGAAACGCCTTGCTTGCTCAGTGGCTGCCGACTCTCAGACTTCTGGGCAGTTGAACCCAACGTGGGTCGAGTGGCTCATGGGATACCCAAGCGGGTGGACAGACTTAAACAGTTAGGTAATAGTGTAGTACCTCAGATACCTTATGTATTAGGATGTGCGATACTACAAATTGAACAGGAGGATACAAATGCACACGATAGTAATTGACATAGAAACAAATGGTATAGAAGATTGGAGAGAACTCAGTGATCTCAAGGAAATCCATTGTCTAGTAATAAGACAAGGTGATGAAGTCCGTAGGTTCAACTCTCAAGAGAACAACATAGAGGAAGGTCTCAAAGAGATTGAACTTGCAGATGTAGTTGTAGGTCATAATGCACAAGGCTTTGACATACCAGCAATAAAGAAGTTGTACCCAAAGTTCAAGATGCAAGGATGTCTCCGAGACACTGTAATACTGGCAAGGTTGATACACCCAGATATTAAAGATGCTGACTACAAGCGGGGTGCTGACTTCCCAAGGAATCTTATAGGTTCTCACTCATTGAAAGCATGGGGATACCGATTAGGTGAGGCTAAAGATGACCACGGTGAAACTGAAGATTGGTCACAGTGGTCTCAAGAGCTTGAAGATTATTGTGTACAAGATACAAGAGTTACCCATAGGTTATACCAAGACCTCATGCGTGAAGAACCTTCAGAACACTCTGTAATTTTAGAACATGAGTTCGCCCTGGTTATCAAGGAGCAAGAAAGACATGGGTTTGCTTTTGATACGAAGGCTGCAAGGAATCTTCATGCTGTACTTCTGGATCTTAAATCAGAACTTGAACGAGACTTGCAGGAAATCTTCCCGCCCACTGAGATACCTATGAAGACTCCTCAATACTGGCAGGTATACGGTAAACGCTTTGCGACTAAAGGTGCTGCTCAGAAGGAGGGGCATAAAGCGTCTATGATTACTAAAGGGCCACTCCGAGTAAAGACTATTCCATTCAACCCTGGAAGTAGAGACCAGATTGCAAAGTGTCTCATCGAGAAGTACGGATGGAAACCTAAAGAGTACACAGGAAATGGTAAGCCAAAGATTGATGAAAGCATCTTGACTTCTCTTTCGTATGAGGAGGCTAAACCACTGGTGGATTACTTGTGTGTTTGCAAGCGTTTAGGACAACTTGCCGAGGGCAAAGAGGCTTGGTTAAAGGCTGTGGAGAACGACAGGTTACATGGTCGAGTGAACACTAACGGTGCTGTCACTGGTAGGTGTACCCACTCTCGCCCTAATGTAAGTCAAGTTCCTTCAGTGTCCTCACCATTTGGTAAAGAGTGTAGAAGTCTATTCATCCCTGATGAGGGTCATGTGCTTGTTGGTGGTGATGCGAGTGGACTAGAACTGAGAATGTTGGCTCACTACTTGGCTCACTTTGATAAGGGCAAGTATGCTAAAGAAGTTTGTGAGGGTGATATCCACACGATGAACCAACACGCTACTGGCTTACCTACTCGGAATGATGCTAAAACCTTTATCTACGCATACTTATATGGTGCAGGAGATCAGAAGTTAGGATCTATAATTAAGGGTGGAGTCAATGAGGGTCGGATACTTAGAGCAAGATTCCTTCACAAGATACCTGCTATCAGGAAACTCAAAAGCATTATCAATCATCAGGTAGAGACTAGAGGATATCTCAGAGGTCTTGATGACCGCCATCTCCCAGTTCGTTCTAAACATTCTGCACTCAACCTAGCACTCCAAAGTGCGGGGGCTGTGGTAATGAAAGAAGCAACTGTGATACTTCACAAGAAACTAAAAGAGTTACCCCAAGGAACAGTGTTTCAGGTTGCTCACATTCACGATGAAATTCAATTATCGGTTAAGGAAGAATATGCACACCAAGTCGGAACAATGGTCACAGAGTCTATTGAACAAGCTGGAAGGAACTTCGACTTACGATGTCCTCTGGCTGGAGAATTTAAGGTGGGGCAAACATGGTCAGAGACCCATTGACCTCATCTACTGTGCAGCCTACCTAGATGCTGAAGGTTGCTTTAGGTTCAACACCACGACCCGAATAGAAATCTCCAACACTTACCCTGCTACTCTCTACTGGTTTCAAGAGTTATTCGGTGGAACAGTCAGGGAGCGTAAGAACACTCGCCCAGAACATCGAACTGCTTATGAGTGGTATGTATGTGGGGATGGTGCTCGTAACTGTTTGAAACAAGTTCTACCTTTTCTTCGGGAAAAATTACCACAAGCGGTTATCTTATTAGACATTCTTAAATACCCTGTTAAATCTGAAAAGCGGAAGACGCTTATTGATGAACTAAAAAAATTGAAACGAATCAACCACACATGGACAGCATAGAATACTTCGCCACAAACGCCTTGATATCAGAACTCCAAAGGCGCTTTGAAGACTGTGTAATTATTGCAGCATCAAGGCGAAGTGATAAAGAGGACGATATGGTTGCTTGTCTTAGTGGATCTTATCACGGAATCTTGGGGCTAATTGTCGTAGCAAGGATGGCTGCGGAACAAGGAGATACACATGGAACGGACTCTACTGATTGATGGGGATATTCTTTTATACGCTGAAGCAGCAGCAGTAGAAGAAGTATATGATTGGGGCGATGACATCTGGACACTACATGGTGACGCTAAAGTTGCCAAGGAACGTGTGGATACATGGCTAAAGGATATTCAAGAGAAACTGGAAGCCACTCATCTTGTCATCACATTGACGGATCACATTAACTGGAGGAAAGAAGTCCTACCAACTTACAAGCACAACCGTAAGTCCAAGAGGAAACCTGTGGTGTTCCCTGTACTTAGGGATTATGTTTCGGAGACCTACAAGACTATGCTGTGGGAGACCCTAGAGGCAGATGATGTCATGGGGATTCTTGCAACTGACCCCAAAGATAAGACTGACAAGATTATTGTTTCTGGAGATAAAGACCTAAAGACTATCCCAGGCAAACTATACAATCCAGATCATCCTGAAGAGGGCATCATGGAGATTTCTTTGGAGCAAGCAAATTACACCCACCTGACTCAAGCACTCACTGGCGATGCCACTGATGGATATAGCGGGTGTCCTGGTGTTGGCCCAAAGACAGCCCCCAAGATACTGATAGAAGGTGTATGGAGTGAAGTAGTTGGAGCATACGAGAAGGTTGGACTTACTGAGGAGGATGCTCTGATACAAGCCAGAGTTTCTCGCATATTGAGACACGAAGAATTTAACCGCAAAACTACGGAGGTGAAACTATGGACACCAAAATGTCACGAGATGAGTACCTAGAGTTTCACGAAGAATTATGCAAGGAAGCTCTTGCACTTTCTATTAAAAAAAATGCTGATTATGCTGGAAGTGATGGCAAGAATCCTTTTGCAAACTTCACAAGATGTCAGGCAATGGGCATCTGTACTACCGAAAAAGGATTTCTTGTAAGACTTACAGATAAGTTTTCAAGGCTCAGTACCTTCTGTGAATCAGGAGAGTTTGCGGTAGAGGATGAGAGTTTTAGGGATACCCTATTGGATGTGGTGAACTATATCTGTCTCTTGGGTGCGTATGTAGAATCTAAGAAAGCAGGGCTAAATGAATAAGGTACAACTATACGAGAAATCTCCTGTGATTTCACAAGAATTAACCGTGTGGTTATCTGAAAAATTCCCCATAACTACACCCGCAATGGACGAATCGGAGCGAGAGATTTTCTTCAAGGCTGGGCAACGGTCTGTTGTAGAGCATCTTACTGCGATTCATAAAGAACAATCAGATAACATTTTGGAGAGATAATTATGTGCATGAGCCGTCCGAAGCCACCACCGCCCCCACCACCAATAGAACCAATCGTAAAAGAAACTGCTGACGTAGCTGAAACTATGGCTTCGTCAGGAGAAGCCTCGGAACGTAGAGAGATGGGTGCTGCGTATAGGTCAAGAGCTGCCCGAAGGGGTGCTAGGGCTTTGCGTATAAGACTTACAAGTAATGTCTCTGGTGGTTCTGGTTCTAATGTTGGATATTGAACATGAAAATTGCTAAAGGTTTGTATACAGAATTGGAAACCAAACGCTTTCCTTTTCTGGATCGTGCTAGGGATTGCTCAAGGCTCACATTGCCCACGGTCATCCCTGATGAGGGAATAACAGGTCATAAAAAATTTCCAACGCCTTTCCAGGGAACAGGGGCTAGAGGGGTCAATAATCTCGCAAGTTATCTCTTATTAAGTCTGTTGCCACCTAATTCTCCATTCTTCAGACTTGTCCTAGATGACCAAGCATTAAAGCAAATTGAGGGTGCTCCAGAAATAAAGACCGAAGTAGAAGAATCTCTAGCATCTATCGAGAAAGCGATAATGAAAGAGGTTGAAGTAAACAATACCCGTGTGGCTCTCTTTGAGGCTCTCAAGCACCTAATTATTGCTGGTAACTGTCTACTGCACTTCCCTGATGAGGGCGGTGTGAGAGTGTTTCCCATGTCTCGCTATGTTATTCAGCGTGATCCAATGGGAAACCCTATACATATAGTTACCAAAGAATCCGTAAGTCCATTAGTGTTATCTAAAGAAATCCAAGCAGCAATTCCTCCTGATTCTATTAGTAACGAGAGTGTGGACTTATACACCTGTATCCATAAACAACCTGACGGAAAATTCCAAGTCTATCAGTCTGTAGGGGATACACCAATTCCTGAGTCGTATGGCTCATATCCAGCAGATAAATTACCTTTCCTTCCTTTGCGTATGTACCGTGTAGAGGGTGAGGATTGGGGTCGGGGTTATGTAGAACAGTATCTTGGAGACCTAAAATCGTTAGAAGGATTGACTCAAGCGATTGTTGAAGGTGCTGCTGCTGCCAGCAAGATTCTCTTTATGGTGAATCCGAATGGCACTACTCGTGCAAAGACCCTTGCGAAATCGCCCAACGGTGCAATAGTCGAGGGGAGTGCAACAGATGTTAGTGTATTGCAAAGTCAGAAGTCTGCGGATTTGTCTATTGCAGCACAGACGGCTCAAACGATTACAGATAGGCTGGCTTATGCGTTTCTATTAACGGAAAGCACTATACGCCAGGCTGAGAGAGTAACAGCAGAGGAAATTCGCTTAGTTACTCAGAGTATTGAAAGACAACTTGGTGGGGCTTTCAGCCTCCTAAGTCAAGAACTTCAGTTGCCTTTGGTAAACCGAATGATGGCTAGGTTGCAGAAGAAAAAGAAACTTCCAAAATTACCGAAGAAATACATCACACCCACTATCATTACTGGAATAGAAGCTCTAGGTAGAGGGAACGACCTGAACCGTCTGGACTTCTTCCTTCAAGGGATGGCACAAACAGTTGGCCCAGAAGCAATAGGACAGTATGTGAACCTTCGGGAATACATCAAGCGG